TTATAATATACATCACCAATCGTAGGATTCATGACACTTGGAGTTTTGATATGATAGGGCATTTTTTTGTATATCTCTACATGATTATTTAGAAGCAAAAAAAAGACCCCCCGAAGGGAGTCTTGTGAAACCTTGTGAATACGGATCACATGAGGTTCTTAACAGTAACGCGACGATAGTAACGGTTGCTGTTGCTCGTAAGAGCACCTGCTCCCTGGGCAGTACCCTGTGCAAATGGATTTGCAATGATACCGTAGCGAGTCTTGAATCCAATTTTTGGTTGGAAGCTGTTCTCTCCAACTGCACGAACCATCTGAAGAGGAACGTATGGGCAGTAGAACATACCTGCGTCGTAAGGTGAAGAACCTTTGTATCCAACAACGTAGTACTGGTTAGCAGCAACGTTTGCCGAATAAGGATCGATGTAGACGCGATACTTACCTTGGAGAACACCAGCGAAGGTGTTACCCGTGTCATCAACGTTAAGGTTAGCGTTGAGTGCAGGGGTGTAGTCGAGCACACCAGCCATGGTCAGTGCAGACGCTACGTCAGCAGAGCACATGATGATGTTGCCCTTTCCGCGACGAGTTCTTTGTGCGATAGCGTTCGCATCTCTCTCGATTTGGAAAAGAAGACCTTTGAACTTCTCAACGGACCAACGACCATTGGAGTCGATGTCAAGGTCGAACTCACCAGCAGTAGCGGTGTTAGTAGCAGCACCTGGTTCAGCAACCTTATAGATGGTTCTGATAACTTCTCTGTTGATTTCCGCAAGGATTTCAGTAGAGAGGATGTTAGCAAGTTCTGCTTCAGCGTTCAGACCGTGGATTGCCTTAAGGTCTTGTGCCAGTTCCAAGGAGTACTCTGCTTTCAGAGCTCTGGACTTAGCGGTTACAGTGACTTTCTCGATCGAGAATGCCATCTGGTTGAATGCGTTAGCACCTGTTCCGTCAAGTGCTTCAGCGGAGTCGGTACGCAGACCCTGACCGACGTTGTATGCAGTCTTATCTGCACTGCCAGTTGGGTTCAGAACTGATGGGTTAGTACCTGATTGTGAAGTAGTACCTAAACCAGCAGCAGCACCAGTGAATCCATTAGCATCATCAAGACCCTTAGGTTGTCCAGAGAATGCGGTGTCTGCTTCATCGAAGAATGCTTCGGTGCCAGACTGGTTGGTGTAGCGGGAACGCATCGCGAAGATGAGTCCGGTAGGTCCGCTCATAGGTTGAACGCCAGCCAGGTCATAAGCGACCAGGTTGGGCATAGAGCGTCTGATCAGGGAGATCAGTACGGGGTCGAAACCTGCAACAGGTCCAGTTGCGGTTGCGCCACCAGAGAAACCAGCATTAGCACCAGAATTGGTGTTCATGTTTGGTTGCTCAGTCAGCATTCCACCTTGCTCGAAGGAGGATTGCTCACGAAGGAATTTTTCTTGGTTTTCTAACAGGACAGCGGTGACTGCACGGCGATGCGAATCTTTAATTTGATCGCACCCTTCATGATTGAGAAGGGGTGCCCACTTTTCCTGCAGATGCTCGGATTGGAACATTTGCTTTTTACCTTTAAGTGTTTAGTTTGATTTAATATTAAATTCAGTTTTTGCCGAATGAACCCAAAGTCTTCATATATGCAGACATTGAATTTGAGTAAGACTCAGATCCAGAATGATCTACACCTTCCGACAAGGTTTCGGTCTTGGATGCGGAAGACTCTTTCTTGGAGTTAAAATATGACTCCTTGAGTGTTTCCAGTTTGTCACGATATTGTGCTTCACTTTCAAACTCTACACTTTCAGAAAGTGAGGCGAGCTTCTCTTTCTGAGTCTGTGCTAGACCTTCAGAGACTTGATCTAAAATTCCACCTGCAGTTGCCTCTGAGAGACGACCGTTGAGTGAAATATTTTTCTCAATTTGCTCATTGAGTTTGGTTTCCATATCATCAAGTTTTTCTACCATGCTCTCAAGCACATCATATTTTTCTTCAGGGATTGATACATAATGTTCTTCAAATAGACCCTTCATTCCGTCAAGGAATGATTCGGTCATTTCGGTCTTAAGACCGGTTTCAACTGCGAGTGCGTTCTCTTCGAACCACTCATCAGCAACATACTCAAGATAAGAATCAACACGTTCAGCGAGTGATTCTTTTGCTGCTTCGATTTCCTCAGCAAGCTTCTCTTGATACTGTGCTTCCAGTTCTTCTTTAATACCAGAAATTTTGGAATTGATTGCTGCTTCAAAGATAATTTTTGCTTTTTCTTTGAATTGCTCGGAGAGGTCTTCACCACCGAGGAGGGCATTAACGTCCTCTTCGATATCATATTCAGCAACGGTTTCGGTTTCGACTTCTTCGGTTTCGACTTCAGATTCGACAATCTCTTCCTCTGCAACCACTTCTTCAGTAGAGGTTTCCTCTTCTTCAATGGTTTCTTCGGTAGAAACTTCCTCTTCTTCCTTCATACCTTTCATTGCGTCCGCCTTACCAGCACCTTTGTTTACAATGTCTTTTACTTGCTTGAGAGTTCCTCCAGGAGTCTTAAGCTTTGCCGAATCATCATCGACTTTGTAATTCTCTGGGGTAGGACCACCAAGATCTTCGTAAGGAGCGGCGACTGAAGTATCCATAGGATCAGCAGGTTTTGCGCCAGCATTTACAGCTGTCTTGGATTGGGGTGTCTTTACTTCCATTTCTTGTAATTTTTTTCCACGAGACATGTGAACTCTCCGTTTTTTCCGTATTAAAACTATATTTATTTATAAAATTAAAGATTCGTAAGGAAATCATTAAAGATACTTAACTTTTGTTCGTCAAGTTGCTTTTGATCTACTAACGTATTAATCCTTTTGTATGTTTTTTCTGCATACTTCTCACGAAGAATGCCACCTTCCCAAACCCAATCCTTTCCTTCCATAATACCTTCAACAAAGGCATCAGGTGCAGAAGGATCAGCAACGATATCAGCAGCAGTTGCTAACATAAAATCGTCACCGACAATGTTAACACCCTCACGGGTCTGCTTTAATGATCCAATACCACGGGATGAAACACCAAGTTTTACACCTTCTTCAATAAGTGAAGATGCAATTTTACCCATGGGTGTATTTAAAATCTTTGCTTTTCCAACAAAGTTTGAACCAGTTTCTTTTAAAGAAACAATCTTATGGGATACACGATCTAAATTAACGGTTGGTCCATCGGGGTGTCCAAGTTCTCCAAGTGCTCTACCTGCTTGAACATGATTTTCATTGTATCTACCAACTTCACGGCGAAGTGTTTCCATAGGATACATACGACCATTACGGTTCTTGATGTTTCCTTGAAGAAATACTCCTTCAATGTACATAGATTTTTTACCATCTTTAGATTCGACGATAAATTCTACTGACTCTAATTCTTCTCTAATCAGTTTCATCCGTTTGCACCCTTACTCGATTGTATTTGTTGATAATGAAGTGTCCCTGTTCCTGTTCCCAATGCGGCAACCATAAAAGAACCTCTAAGTTCTGCAAAATTGGTAGAAATTAAAGCAGTATGAGCATATCCAACACCATAATCATTATTTACAGTAATTCTTGTGTTATAGAATCCACTAATACCAGCAGTATTATTAACAGAAGCAACAATTTTATGGGTAAAATTCCAATAATCTTGATTTTCTGCAGTCAATGTGACGGCATCTCCTACTTGGAAAGGAGAACCCGTTCCCTCAGGAAAATCAATAACAGTTGTTGTTCCTGTTGTAGAAAGACCAATAACTTTTTGATTTCTGCAAGCACCTAAATTAATAACTTCTGCTTCACCACTCGCAACATAATAATTTTGTGTTGTTGCTGTAGGTAAAGTACCAATGGCAACATGTGCTCCAGCACTAACTGCAACAACTCTCAAAGCATCTGTTTTATGTGCCGTTGTATCCACACCTCTTGCAGATGAAGTAGTAATAGGAAGTGCTGAATTAATACCGACCGGATTATGCGCCATTATTCTTTATAGTTCATTTTTATAATAGTTATTTATAATTTA